CAGAAGGTCACAGATGCAGATGCCCGTGATCTTCTTACAAAACGGTATCTGGAGTTTAAGCCATGGAAAGTGGTGGCAAGTGAATTAGACTATAGCGTACAGCATATTTACTACCTCCACAATAAAGCACTTGAAAAGTTAAGAGTTCATCAGAGTTCATAAGACTTGATAAGAGCTTTATGGTATGCTATACTGTATCATAGCAAAGAATAAAACGAGAGCCGCCATGGAATCATCCGAGGCGGCTTTTTGTATCCGGAGGTGAACCTTATGCCGTGGAAGGCACTGAAATCATGCAAGCACCCCGGCTGTCCCAATCTGACAGATGGTTTGTACTGTGCAGAGCATCAACCATTGCACCCAGACCGACCGTCTGCCGCTAAGCGTGGATACGGCAGCAAGTGGCAGCGGCTCAGCAAGGCGTACCTGCGGAAGCATCCGCTGTGCGTGAAGTGTATGGCACGGGGACGGTTCACAGCAGCAACTGTGGTCGACCATATCATTCCTCACCGTGGTGATCCGCATCTGATGTGGGATGAAAGCAACTGGCAGGCGTTATGCAAGCCCTGCCACGACCGCAAGACATGGACGGAAGACCGAAATCCCGTCTATCGGTATTGATTGTGTCTGAAATGCTGCCGGTGGGGGGATAAAAATCGCTAATTGTGAATTTTTTACAGACCGGCGTTCCCTCTCACACACAAAAACCAAGGTTCAAACGGGGGATTAACCCCGAAAATATGAAAACAAGCCGAAACCTACACAGTTTCGGCTATTTTTCTCTCAAAAGGCAGGTGAAATCAGATGGCAAAGGACGGCACAAGAAGAGGCGGCAGACGAGTTCGTGCAGGCGATAAGCCGAAAGCCCTCTCCGACAAAATCGCAGAGGGCAAGGATGCAGATATTATAGAATTTCATGCTCCGGAATTGGACGCAGATGATCTGGACGATGCTGCTGATTTGACCGGTGCGGATATGCCAAGCCCCAGTGCATACTTGTCTGCCCAGCAGAAGAACGGAAAACCGCTGGGAGCAGACATTGTGTACAAAGAAACATGGCTCTGGCTGAAACAGCGTGGCTGTGAAAAGCACGTCAACAAACGGCTGCTGGAAAGTTACTCGCAGGCATTCGCCCGATTTGTACAGTGTGAAGAAGCCCTCAGTACCTATGGACTGCTGGGAAAACACCCGACCACGGGCGGCGTTATTGCTTCCCCGTTTGTGCAGATGAGCCAAACATTTCAGAAACAGGCAAATTTGCTCTGGTATGAGATTTTCGATATTGTAAAGCAGAACTGTACGACCAAATTTGACGGTACGCCACAGGATGATTTGATGGAACAGCTTCTGAGCAGCAGAAAGTGAGAAATACATGAAAGAAGATACCCGGTTCTGGCGAGATTTGAAAGCCAATCGCCAGAAGATGACCAAGCAGCAATACCGCACGCTCAAGGGGTGCGGGTTGCCAGTGGCAACCTCTCGCAAAGCGAGAAGCACCGACCGAGGCGACAGCCGAGACCTGGCGGTCAGTGGAAAAGTACTGGACGCCAGAAAAGGCTTACAGAAAGTTTTGAAGCGGAGGAATGGAGCATGACCACAACTACAGAATTTCAGCTTGTTGACATCAACAAGTTAGTACCCTATGCAAATAACGCCAGAACCCACAACAAGGAACAGATCCTGAAACTTCGCTCTTCTCTGCGTGAGTTTGGCTTTGTGAATCCGGTCATTATCGACCGGAAATACAATGTGCTGGCTGGACATGGACGCATCATGGCGGCAAAGGAAGAAGGTATTGCAGAAGTTCCCTGTGTGTATGCCGACCATCTGACAGAAGCACAGAAGAAAGCGTATATTCTTGCTGACAACCGGATGGCATTGGATGCAGGCTGGGACGAAGAACTGCTGTCTGTAGAAATGCAGGAGTTGCAGGAACTCGGCTTCGACCTTTCCATGACCGGATTTGATGAAAAGGAACTGACAGATCTGCTGGGTGCGGATGCAGATGGCGAAGCAAAAGAGGACGACTTCGACCTGTCCACCGCCTTAGAAAAGGCAGCTTTTGTCCAGCGTAGCGATATTTGGACAGTTGGCAGACACAAGCTGATGTGCGGTGACGCTACTTCTGCGGAAGATGTATCTGCTCTCATGGGAGATACGAAGGCAAACCTCATTCTGACCGATCCGCCCTATGGCGTTTCGTTTAAGAGTGCCAGCGGTTTGACCATACAAAACGACAGCATGAAGAACGAGGAGTTTTATACATTTCTGCTGTCCTCCTTTCAGCGAATGGCTGAGCATCTGGAAAAAGGCGGTTCTGCCTATGTGTTCCATGCAGATACAGAAGGTCTTAATTTCCGCAAAGCATTCATTGATGCCGGATTTCATCTTGCAGGCTGCTGCATCTGGGTAAAAGACAGCCTTGTGCTGGGACGCTCGGATTATCAGTGGCAGCATGAACCTGTGCTGTATGGCTTTATGCAGAATGGCAAGCATCACTGGTATTCCGACCGTAAGCAGACGACCATCTGGCATTTTGACAAGCCGAAACGCAACGCCAATCACCCCACCTCTAAACCGCTGGACTTGCTTGGCTATCCCATCGGCAATTCTACACAGGAAAATGGCGTGGTAATGGACACCTTTGGCGGCAGCGGTTCAACCCTTATGGCTTGTGAGCAAATGAATCGCACCTGTTACACCATGGAACTGGATGAAAAATATGCCTCGGTGATTCTTCGCCGGTATGTGGAAGATACGGGAAATGCCGATGGTGTGTATGTTATCCGTGACGGGAAGCAGATTGCATACTCTGAACTGGTAAAGGAAGTGGAACTTTCCGATGATTAAAATTCTCCGTGCAGATGCCTTGGAAGGACTGCGAACACTTCCAAATGACAGCGTTTCCATGTGTGTCACAAGCCCACCTTATTATGGCTTGCGGGATTACGGCAATGCTGGTCAAATTGGAATCGAAGATTCTCCAGAACAGTATATACAAAAGCTGACTGCCATATTTCGAGAAGTACGGCGAGTGCTTCGACCGGACGGAACTTTGTGGCTGAACATCGCCGATAGCTATGCCGGAAGTGGAAAAGGAATCGGTCGAAAGCCTACACATTGTAAGCATTCATATCAAATTCCAGCGGACAGTGCTGCGGCTGCTATGCCAACTACATGGAATGCTATCAAACCAAAAGATATGATTGGAATTCCATGGATGTTGGCGTTTGCCCTTCGTGCAGATGGTTGGTATCTCCGTTCGGACATTATCTGGAACAAGATCAACTGTCTGCCGGAAAGTGTAAAAGATCGCCCCACAAAGTCTTATGAACATTTGTTCTTGTTTGCAAAATCCAGCCGGTATTACTACAATGCAGCAGCAATTATGGAACCTGTAGCGGAAAGCAGCCTAAAACGATACGCTCGTGGTCGCTCTGGTCGAAACAAGTATGGCAGATTTTCGGAACAGGGCATCAATGGGACAGATTACAACGAACGAATGCAGGGAAAAACCATGCGAAACAAGCGAGATGTCTGGAATATCAGCACCAACTCTTACCGCATGAGAGAACATTTCGCTATGTTTCCGGAGCAGTTGGTAGAACCCTGTATTTTGGCAGGCTGTCCAGAAGATGGTGTGGTTCTTGATCCGTTCTTCGGAAGCGGAACTACTGGTGCAGTTGCCAAGCGACTGCATCGGCAGTGTATCGGAATTGAACTAAATCCAGTCTATTGCAAAAAAGCAGAAGAACGAATCGCATCTGTCTGATTCTCACAAATGACAGCCGAAACATTCTACACATCTCACAGTTGCTATCTGTGGAAAAAAGAGTTAACATATGTACTGCCGAAAGGCAAATCACCGAAAATCGGGAGGAAAACATATGATAATTGAATTTCATCTTGCAGGAGAAAATCGAAAGAAACTGGCGTGGGCGGTAGCCATGATCATTGGAACAACAGCAGAATATCAGTATATGCCCACCTGTGCCTACAAAATCGGTGAATGCTACACTGTTACCAAGTCCGGTAATCTGGAAATCAGCGACCAAGCCGACCGTAAGGAAACAGAACGGCTTTTTGCCGAACTGGCAAATCAGGGCTATGCTGTTCCGGATACATCAGAACCGGAATCCAAAGGCTTGACCGTGCAGATGCCAGCTGATTTCTTCACGGAACATGCACTGGGAAATCTCCGGCAGATCTGCGAAAACAAGGCCGCCCTTTTTCAAACTGCTTTTCAAACCGATTCGTTGGACATCATTTCATCGGATGAAAAGGTGGAATTTCCGTGGTTCACGGTCGAACAGGATGGTGATGCAGATGCCTACTGCACCTTCATTTCCATGCTCTGCGAATTTGCCAAGAACCAAAGCCGCATCAACCGCAAGC